CAATGGTAAATCAAGAATTTGTTTTAATTTTTAAATTTAAGAAGGTAAAAGTGATCTACCCCCAAAACCTGGACATCTATATAAGTTCGCGCGTTTTTTTGCATAAAATTGGATTTTATTTTGCATAGCGAAGAATGGTTTATGCAAAATGAATCACAAATCAAACTGAAATAAAAACGCCCTTTAAATCATCATTAAAGGGCGCTTAAATTTTAAGTGTTAAAACTTATAAACCATATTATCTTCATACTTGCCGGAATAACTTGCTGAAGCCTTAACAACAACGCGTTCTGAGTTGTAAAAAGCCTCCCAATTATCAACTTTATCCTCTACCATGTATTCAATAAAGCGAACAAACTCGCTCTTTGTTGAACTAAAGAATACATAAGGAGGACGCGTAAGGTTGATTAGTCGGAGGAAGTCGATTAAATCAAAGTACGTCGCCTGTTTATAGCTTTCCTGGCGGGTGCATAAATATGGTGGGTCTAGAACAAATAAGGCTTTAGGGTCGCCGCTAAATTTAGGCAAAAGCGTGTGGAATGACTCGCGCGTAATCTCAAGCCCGTCTAAATATCCATCCGCTTTCGGATAATCAGACTGTCTAACACAATGCCAAAAATCGTTCTGAAATAAGTCGTCCAACGTTGCCACTTGTTGGCCGCTAAACAGAAGCCAGCTCGCTAGACAATTCAGGTCAATATAACCTTTGAAATTCTGAATGATTTTGATGCATTCTGCTTTACAATCCTTCGTCAATCTTTTGTTTTTTTGCGTAGAGTTGCCAACTATCGCGTAAAGCTGTGCGCGAAGCGCATTAATGTCATCAATATGCGTCAATCGCTCAGCGTATCCATCAAAGTCATTATAGATTACGCGTGCTTTAGGCTTGAGTCGTTTAGCAACGTGGCTTAATAAACCGCTCCCACCGAATGTATCAATGATAGTCCAGCCCTCGCCATCATTCTTAATGCTGGCGTTTAATACTTCCTCGAAGTGTTTTAAAAACATTCGCTTTTGCCCAACAAACGGTAGTGGTGCTTGTTTAAACATAGTACACTCCGTTTGTTTGTTTGTTTGTTTGTTTGTTTGTTTGTTTGTTTGTCATTATTATTCCTTGTAAACCGCAGCAAAAATTGACAGCATTTTATTTAATTAAGGCAAAGTATCTGGGAATGGTTCGTCTGTTATCCAACTGATAACAGGCATACGCATATAATTAAGGTCGTCCGCAGGCAGTTTATCTTTGAAACGCAACTCAATATAATTGCTGTCTGCTCTACTACCAACATACACCGTTGCAATGTTATCACCGTCATCACTATAAAAAGGAAGCATAATAGGAACGCTAGTACGGAAGCCTAATGGTATTTTTGAATTAGGTAAAAGATCCATTCGTTTTGCGTGATTTTTCCTGGTGAATTTAGAATTACTGCTTCCGTAAAATGAAACAGTATCCCAACGCCCTTTGCTAAAAGAACATTCCACCGTATTATTCACGCGTCTCAGGGATATATATCCCTCCTTAATATTAACGGATGTATTCATTCGTCTAGCGCCAGTGTCGCCAGATATAACCACCCATTTATTATTTTGTTTCTGCCACAAATACGCACCAACCCCTGATCCGTTTGTTGAGTTGTAGAAAGTACCGTTTGGCTCTTTCCCTGTAATCTTGCCGTCTGTGGTTTCTGGCTTATCTGGTCGCCCGTTGCCTTGAATTAACACGGACGAACTGCCTTTATCTTTAACATCTTGAGCAATTAAAGTAATGAGGCTTGCCAGTTGTTCTTTTAGCGCCATTATGATGCCTTAGCTTTATTGTACTCACCAACCAAGTCTAGGTTGTCCATTTCTGTTTGCCAGGTTTGAAGATTTGTAACGTTAGTTTTAATCTCTTGCAGAGTGCTAGTTAGAGCTTCGCGAACAGACTTATCTGACACCAACTCTCCAATTTTGGCCGCAATTTCAAACAACGTGTCTAAATCTTCAGAAAGCTCACCGCCTTTAATTTTATTTAAAATACGTGTTTCTGCCTGGCTAATTAACTCGTTAATTTTAGTGAGCGTGGCTTGTTCTCCACTGCCTTGTTGAGTTTGAATTGCTGATATTGCCTCATGCAGACTTTTATAATCTGTGCCAATAGCCTTGATTGCGGCAACTATTTTTTTATGGTTTTGATTTTCCATGGTGCTCCTATATTTTTGCTAACTCATAAATTGTTAATAAGTCCGGTAAGTCGTCACTTTGATATATGACTTCACCTTTTTCGACTACCGCCACTATTTCTTGGGGTGGGTCAACCACTGCAACAATGTCATCCATTACGCGCCTCTGTCATATCAGGTGTAACATCAAATTTGAGGTTAATTCGGCCTCCTTGAATTGGCGTTTTAACTCGTCCTTTATTAGATACGGCCTGTAAATCATAGTCCGCTTGAGACCACGTCGCGTCTTTTGTTAAACTGTGACTAAACGTAATTTTTAAAACGCCGCCTGGGGCATCTACAACTTCGATTTCACCTGTTGTGGATGATAGTGTTAGCACAGGCTTGTTTCTGACTGTAGCCCACAAATCAAAGCGCGCCATATCACTTAAATCGAATGGCTTTAATGATTTATCCAGCTGCTTTTCAAACAGGCGAATAATACATTCCTCGTCATCACCACGGTAAAGGTTAATCGTTGTTTTATCCATTTTTACGCACCATCGCTGCAAGTTGGTTTGGGCTAAATCGCCAGCCTTCTTCGCTGTTATAAATTGCGTTAAAGCACCATTCCGAACAAAAATATTTGCTTCGTTTTTGTTTAATACCCAGCACAATACCTAACGCGCCCCACCAGTCATATTTAGCGCCGGATGTGCGGTTAAAATAGATTTTAATTTGGTTTTCGTGGATATTTTCCAAAGGCACTAAATCCCATTTAGTGCTATCACTCACATCAATCTGTTTACAACGGACACCACCGTCTCTGATAGACGCAGAGTAACAGTCAAATACAGTCTCATGTGCATAGTGGTCACCAGTTCCAAACTCTACACGCTCAACAACTAGCTCGCAGTGTGAGTATTTCCCCTTTGTAAAAAATCGCGTTACTGCATCAGCTACGGCTTTTAATGGCTCTTTAAGAAAGCTGCGCTTGTGCTTATAAAACGCGAGATAAATACGGTTAGCCATTGTTATAAGCCTCCATCAATGTATTCATCTGTTTAATGATGTCGTCGTGAATGGACTGCATTTTTTCGATTGTCAATCCTGGCACTTTAAGCTCATACTTACGCATACGCTGGTTGGCAAGCTCGACCTGTAATTTCTCAAGCCCAGCCGCTTGCAGCAGAATTAAATCTGTTGCAGCTTGGTTATTCAACCCAGCGAGTTTGGCAAAGTCCGTGATATAGCGACTGCACTCGCCCTCATAATTTGCCGCTTTAAAGGCTTCTGCGGCGGCTTGGCGTTCGCGGTACTCACTTTCAAAACGTGTCCAAATGCTGTAGATTTTTGCTGCATGATTGTCAATTTGTGATATTAAGCTGTTACGCTTATCCGTTAAAAGTGCAGTTAGTTTTTCGGGTGGAATCACCCACGCTTTGCCGTCCCATTGGTGGGCTGGGGTGGGTTGTTTGTCTACTAACACTAATTTGCCTTTATGTAATACCGGTGTTTTTTGCGCTAACTCTTCATCGGAATCAATGTCTAGCACAAAATACAATGATTCATCTTCGGGGACAGGATAGATAACATATTGGCTAATATCTGTTTTTAAAAAATACACTTTCATTTTTTATCCTTAGTTAAGTTAACCAAATACAACGACTTTTTTAATTCTTGGTTTGCGCCCGTCACTTTGTGGGGTGATAGTGATATTGTTACCATTACGATGTAATAACGCGAGAGTGACATAGTTATAATCACCACCGGTTCCGCCTGTATCGTATTCGCCGATGCGTGTGTCGTGGCATTGTTCGATGGGCGCGCTGAACCAAATTGGGCGATTCGCGTTTGCTCCATGGGGAGTGTCCATTAGTACAAATAATACGCCTTTGCTAACTTGTGCATTAACTGTAATTTGATTATCCGTTGACCCTTGCCAAATAAGGCGTTCTTTAGGTAAGTCTGAGAGGCGTTTGCCGTCAGTCGTGACAAAATCATCTCCCCGTAATGCCCCATTGTGTTCAAACCACCATACTTTTCCGTTGCCGCTATCCGTAAGTAAGTGGATGGCGCCACTGCCAAATTGGTTGATTGTCCCAGGGGTCATATAGCCAAAGCTAAATGCCGTGCCATATAGATTGCCATTAGTGTTAAACCCCTTGATAAAGGGATAATAGATATTTTGCCCGTTGGCATTGGGGTTGTGTACCACATACGGTGCTTTTTTGTCGTCCCATTGATTGGCAAATGCACCCTGTCCATATGCTTTCGCGGTATGTCCGGTAGCATGCATAACACCACCGGTATAAATCCCCTCACTGTCAATCGTTACGATAAATTCATGGCGATCTTTACGGCCGCCGAGACCTAATGACCCATTGTTGTTAAATGCAATTCCAGTGACTTCGTTCCCGATAAACGTATCGCCAAAAAACTTAATTGGCATACGCCATGAGTAATTTGCGATATAATAGTTTTCAGTTGCGCCGGTAAATGTGAGTGTGCCCTTCATGCTGTCGCCACTTTTTGCGACGACGTCATTAACATAAGCGATCGTACCATCTCTTTTTGGCAAAGATACCACTGCCACGTTTTCACCGTTTGGCTTACGATATACCGCATTAAGCATAGAGCCATTAGCGTGATTATTGCCTTCGAGCCTCAAGTAGTATCCATCATTGTTATATAAACTAATACCACTCCAATCACCTTGTTTAAGTGACAAATCACCTGTCATCGTATCGCCAGTTTTACTTACACGATTGTTAGCATTATCAAACGCCTTCTTAACCGCCTTCGGCGTAGCCGCTTCAGTTTCACTTTCGCTATTAATAGCAGAATTTAATTTAACTTCGCCTTTATCCGTAGTAGTCGCGTCTTCACGGTTGTCACCAATAATCTTGACAATTGAGTCATAAAGCTGTGTTTGCTTATTCTCCACAGGGTTGAACCCTGCTTTTCTCAATACATAATGAGCCTCAGCCTGAATATCTCGTAGGTTTTCCTGAACATTATTCAGCCACACATCTTTAACTTGTGTGCCTTGTTCACCAATTGCTGGATTACCGTTGTGGAATAAGCCATCTCGGGTATCGACTTTAGGCATTAACGTTTTCATAAATTAAGATCCTTGATAAGCAAAATAACAATAGGTATGTGCTGGTTTTAAATCTTTAAAAAATTCTTCAATGATTCTGTCACCAAATTCAACTAAATGATTGCCTGCAAAAGAGCTTCCCGCACGGAAATACACGATATTGTCATCACCATTGAGTACCGATACTCTCCACATAAAAATAAGATTTTCTCTTGCTTCGTTACGGAATTGAGCTAAATCACCAGGGTTTGGTAAGTCATTAGCAAGAGGCGAGAACTCTTTAATTTCAATTTTGTACCCAATGCTTTCTGCAATTTTCATAAAATAAGGAATAGATAGCCCACCAATAGCATTCAACTGGACAATGACTCTCTTTACTCTTTCTTGATAGCTCTTGCCAAAGTCAGTTTTGATCCCACATAAACGCTCCCAATCTTCCAACATGGAATTCGAGGTGATAGGCTCAACTACGTTTAACATATCATTAGCTTTTTGTTGTAAGCGATTAAAGGCATTACCATCCACTTCACATTGTGCTAAGAAATGCTCACCATTAATGTTGTAGGAAATAGGTGGGTAAAGTTTAGATAGCACTTGTTTATGGTTAATTTGCATTAGGCCATCTCCGTCACAGTAATCGTACCAAGTCGGAACCATTCTATTTTCGTGCGTACATCTGCTTTTAAATTAGTGATGGGCGCCGTAAACTTACGGTCAACCACACCTACCAAGTTATTCACCACAGCTTCACATTGGGACACAATGAGATCATCACCTGGGGTCAATGTATTAAAATAATCCGAAAGTGCGGTTGAAATAGCTACCTTAATTTCTGGCAAAGTCACGCCACTGATTTTCACCTGAATATTAAAATTCACTTTTGTTACATCAGGCTTCACCACTTTGCTTTCACGCGCTGTCACAGGGCGGACGTCATCAATATATGTTTGACAGCGTTGCACTGTTTCATCACTCGGCACATCATTGTTAGAGGTAATGGCAATATCGACCGTACCCAATCCTCGTCTCAGTGGGTAAACATAAGCAGCATCCACACCATCTACTGATAATGCCCAGATACGATAGTCATAGCGATTTCCCCCAGCAGGTGGACGGCGAATAATCTCAAGCAATCGCTCAAGTAACGATGCATCACTTTCAGCATCTGTCGCACCAATAATATTGTTTAATACAACATCACTTTGCACGCCAACAGGAGCCGCCATAAAACTGCCTTTTGTTGCAGTAGTAATGTTATAACTTGCCCCCGTGGCTAATGCGCGTACTGGTACGGTAACATCACCATTACTTGAGATAACTGCATTCGCGGTTGTCTCATAAAACCGGTTATCATCGGTTTTAATTTGTAAACCCGCTTTGATCTCTGCACCGACTTGACCTGTGACAGTTGCACCAGTACCACTTGCAGACGTTGCATTACGACGGCGTATACCACGCAAAGCGGCATGTTTTTCTAAAAAATCTGTGTCAGCGGTATCGGGGAAAAATTGCTTGATTATCCATTTTTGATGGGAATAAATACCTTCAGCAACGGCAGCTAAACTGCTCGCACGAGCATAATAATCGCTATCCACGCTCACATCAGCTAGCGGCTCTAACGATTGCACATCACGCAAGATAGTTTGGCGAATATCATCTAAACTTGGCACAATAAACATGATTTAAACCCTTTTTAAATAACTTTTACCGGGTGTTTAAATTGATAGGTTTCACCTCGGTTATCTCGAATGGATATATCTAAAATTAATAATCCGTTGCGGGGTTGTGTATAAGTCACAATGATTTCGTCTGCACGTCCATCATCAATCAACGGCTGTAAGGCTTCTTCTGCATATTGTTGAGCAAGTGGCCCAACATGTCGCAAATCCTTTTCTTTAGGAATAGTATGGAGCAAAGAGCCTACACGCCCATCTGCCCACCAGGTGCCTAAGGGTGTGGTTAGTCTGATATACACAGCATTTTGCAGTGTACTGATTTGCTTACTTGTGTAGTCGCCGGTAAGCGGGCTGATCTCTCTGTCCATAATGACAGGATAAGGGATTTGGAGAAAAGAAAAGAGGTGACTGACTTCAGCACCTCCTTTTGGAATTTTTATTTAGGTTGACCTGTTTCACCACCGCTATCACCAGGATGCTTATGATTACGCAATGATATAGTACCTGCTTTCACATCTCCGTCTGTAGTAAAACCTCCGCCTTGTTGTTTCACGTTACCGGTAAAACTCGCACCACTGCCGCCTTTCACCGCCATACCGCCATTTCCGTTAATTTGACCTTGTGCAGTAAAGACCTGATCTGTTTCAAGCAGTGGGCTTGATATATCCACTTTTTTCGCCGCTTTAATCTTTAACACATCACAATCAATCTCAATTAACCGCCCCTTTTTTAACACAATACTAGAGCCACTTTCATCATAAACAGCAACTTCGCCACCTTGCAGATTTTTCACGCGGAAAGAACCGTTCTCAGTCGCAATGACAATGCCATGGCTAGTTTGCCCGCCAATAGGGATAATCACTGCTTGAGTATTTGCAGGCGGCACCGACGTAAACCCAAATTGCTGCATCATCTCTACGTCCTGAAGTGTTTCATCTGATAATCCAGATGCTTGCACTTTCTGAATGTTATCTGCACTTTTCACCAGGTGAAGTATCCCTCTAAAAGCTTGACGAATATCATTTACTGCACCTTGCGCTTGTTGTTGTATTGCTTGTGTTAATCGTCTCATTTCGTCCAACCACCTTGTCCATTTGATGCCCAAAGTTCACCATTATTCTTTTTCTTCTTACCTTTTTTACCTTTACGCTTACGTGCTTTTTCTGCTTTTGCACTATAAGCGTCTGGTGTCCAAATGCCGTCTTGCTTAAACCGCAACTCGGTTTGCGTACCGCCTTGACGGCTTAACATGAAACGACGCCCCATTAAGAAGAAGATTGCATCAATATCATATTCTTCACATATCACATGCACCCGCTGACCTGGTTGCCACAATGTGCCATCTTGCATTTTATGGTCAGGCACAATAATCGTTAATGTAAACCCTTCAAGTATGCTGTCGGCGATGTATTTCTTTGCCCATTTTTGCAGCGCTTCAAGGTTATCAACATCAGATACCACTACGGTTTTAGGTTTATAGGTAGTCATCTCTGAATCTTTATAAACCCATTTCAGATCGTTTTTGTTATCTTGCCCCTGCTTGCCGTGACTTTGAGCTAAAAAGGTTATCTCACTAAACCGATTTGATACATCAAAGCTTAAGTCAGCCTGCTCAAAGTTATTTTGACTACCATCTTTCATGCAGCATAGCGTTGCAACAGGTGGCGTGCTGTAATCCGCACCGCCTACAATCAGCACGCCATTTGGCTCAAACCACAAGTGCAAGCCAGCAGAATTAGCACAACGCATGGCAGCATTCCACGCAGTTTCACCAACATCAATATCGACCTTATCTAACAATGGATTTTTTTCGGCTTTAAGTTGAACCTGTTTAATCCCTAATGGTTCTACAATCTTTTTTACTGCATCTAATACCGTTAACCCCTTCACGTTCGTAATAGGTGCGGAGCAGTCAACAAGCACACTAGCTTTATCTCTACCATTTAGTCGATAGGTTCTATTTGTTTTACTAATGCCATGCTGCACGGTATCCACAATACCTGTCATGACTAACGTGTCATTAATACGCACTTTCACTTCTGCCCCAGAGTAGTCTGGCAATACAGTACTGTCTGACGGCACTCCAATATCAAACGCAAAAGCATCTGCAGGAATTAAAAAATCGCTGTCAATATCATAGTTTTTCCAACTATTATGGGACTTACCGTCAATCTCAACGACAATGTCATTTTCGTAAGGATAATTATCTGACATAACTATTTAATACCTCACCTTGTTCAATATAATTTGGATAACGCACCTGTGGATTTAAACGCAATAACTCATCCGCACGTTTATAATCACTATAAAAAGCATGGGCGATTTGTTGCACTGTCCCGCTCATGGGTGCAGCTCGAATAGTTAAAGGTGGTTTGCGGTTAATCGCATTAATCGCAAGTTGAGTAAACTGATGAGCATGTTGTTTAAGTTGTTCCATGGTGCGGTGTGCGGTGGTGTAAAGTCCAGTATTAGGCTTGCTAGCACTCTTTACGGCCTGTTGTTCTACTGCAATTTGTTGGCGTAGCAATGCCAAATTCTCTAAAATTTCCGACCGAACTTTCGTGGTAATATAGTCTACATCTTGCGGCAACAAAGCGTCATCTTCAATTAATTCTGTCGCAGATTTAAGCAAAACTCCCGCACTAACTAATCGCATAAACAATGACACCGCATGCATATCGGTATTTGTTAATGTTGATGGTAACGATTTTATAATAGCCTGTTGGCTGGCTGATTTAATATTTTTACCTGTTACCAAATCAGAGGGGATCTGTTTAATTTGTTTTAAGGTACGCAACATTTCATCAAACTTAGCGCGAGTGGTTAAATCTCGACGATTGATAATCTGTGAGAGTCCCGTTTCCAACATAGCAGCTAAATGACGAGCCGAATTTAAGCTTTTCACTTTAAAATCTGTAGAGGATACAGTATTAGAGATAGGATATTTATTCTTATCTAAATCAAACAAACTTCTAACTTGCTCAAAACAACCAAATAATGCGCCGAAACTGCCCAATAAACGCGATTTAATATTGGCGGCAAATGACACAACCTCCATAAACTCACCATACAATGCCAATACATCATCAACAAAATCTTCAAGTTGCGTAAGTAGTGCATCAAGACGAGCAAGAAATGCACTTTCAAATACAAAAATCGGCTCTGCTGGGGTACTTTCGGTAAAGGTTAAATCAATGGCCACATAGTCAATCATGTCCGCTTCATGATGAAACAATGCCGACGTACAAATCATATTTTGCAATCGTCCGCGAATAGGGTGGACTAATACATCCGCCCCTTGTTTTCCCAGCACACTTAAGAATTTTTTGAAATCAGTATAATAACCTTCACCATAAAACACGGCTTGCAAACGTACGGTCAACGGATTTAATCCTAAGTCTTCTACATCCGCACCGTTCACAAAAGGATAGGCGTGTTCGATTGTGGCACGAGTGATCTCATCATCAACCGACATCACTTCGAATCGCACACCACGATAGCTAGCACGTTGTAATGGCGCCGTCCAACCTTTCATCTATTACCCCCGTTTTAAATCTTGATATTGATACTGAGACGTTTGTTCAGCCACAATCCGCCCATCTAAATCTACTTTAATTTCATTTTGAATGGTGAAATTCTGACTTTCCACCGCTGTTTTCAAGCCGTCGCTGATGGTTTTACCAAACTGCTGAAAGTCTGCTTGATAATTCGCTAAACCAGATAAATTACCGAGTGTTTGACTCAGTGTAGAGTTGGTATCGTTAGCAGTAATGGATAACCCGGAATAGCCTTGCCCACGATTATTCATGTTGGCAATTTTTGCAGCACTTTGTGATGTTCTTGCATCATATTCGGCTTGTGTAAGCGTGCCACGTGCTAAACGCTCCTTCGCAACCTCATCTTTACGTGCGATTTCAGCCACTTCACCCGCACGGCCTGCCATTCCCCATACAGAATTTTTGTTATAACCAAACCCTTGTGGTGCATAATGGCTTGTTGTTGATTTATTGCCACCGTAAGCCCTTGCGTAAAATTGATTTTCAAGTTGTTTTTCTTGTGGTGTTTTAGCTTCGGCTTTTTCTTCGGCAATAGCCTCAGCTGTCGTGCGGTGGTCAGCTGCAAGCATTAAACCAGTAAATGCTAAACTACTCAGTGATAACAAGCCTTTTCCGCCTTTCATCCCTTTAGAGATTTTACCTTTTCGACCTAAACCACTTGCCGCATCTGCGATATCACCTCCTAATCCAAAGCTGGTACGCTTGCCGCCTAACAACGCCAATGCACCGCTTGCCGCAACAGCCGCAGCACTTAAAGCCGTAATAACAGTGCCTGCTTGCACAACGGTATTTGTGAGGTCTGGATATGCTTTTGCATATTCCGTTAATTTGACTGCCGCATCACCAAGGGCATCATTAAAGCTCTTAACCCCATCCATTTGGGCAAATTCAAAGCTATTTTTGGCGTTTTCCAATTTAGCACTATTGGTGTCTTGTATCACGGCATGTGATTTATCAACAGCTCCTTCTGCGTTACCGACTTCCGCTTTCACTTCTTTCCCTAGTTGCACATTATTTCGGATACCTAGTAACGCCATCAAGGCTTGACGATCTGATATCACTTGCCCAATCGCTGTACCTTCAACCAAATCAGCCATCTGATTTAAAAGAGTTTGCTGTTCTTCTTTTTTTGCGGTTTTGAGTTTTTCCTTTAACGATTTATAACGGTCATCTTCGCCCACAACCATATCCATGATAGAACTAAAGGCCTCAATGGAGTTTTTTCCTTGTTTTTTCTCATTTTCCATGGATTTAATAAAATCAATACCATGGGTTTTACCATCTTTACCTTTAATTTCTAACTTTCTAAAACGATCATCGGTTTCTTTTGAGGTGATTTTTGCCAGTAAGTTGACTAGGTTGTTACCCGCTTCATCGCTAGTCCCTGCTGTAACACGTGCTTGTTGGTTTGCAACTAACAATGCTTCAAAACCATTCATACCAGATAACCCAGCAGATTTAGCAGCAGCCATTTGTTGTGGCAACCAACGAGCCATATCTGACAATTCAAAATTACCGGCTTGTCCTGCTGCCACGGCTTTATCCAATACAGCGCCAATTTGATCTTCGCTAATATCGAATTGTTGCATAGCAGATATGGCGATTGCGGATAAATCTTCCGTACTCGCGCCAGTGGCAACGGCACCTTTCTGCAGAGTTGGCAGTAATTTCATTGCAGTTTCAGCTTTCACCGTACCAGACGCCAATAATTTATCCAGTGCGGCTAATGCATCCTCTTTCGTCCCACCGCCAGTTTCTACCGCACTTTTTACTGCTTCATGTAATTCTTTCTTTCCAGCAATTCGCCCAGCCACGTCTCGGTCGGAGAAGGCAGTGTTGGAAACCATTGCCAATCGGCGGTCATAATCCATTTGTTTTTTCATGGGTTGAGCCATTACCATCGCACCTGCGGCCATACCAGCTCCAACGCTTGCCATTGCAGTGCCTACATTACCTAAGCGTTGTCCCCAAGACGTTTTCCCCATTTCGGCATTAAGCCCCGCAATTTTTGACCGTGTTGCATCAGCCGCGCGAGCTAACTCTCGGCTGGTTGCAGTACCACTACGTTTCAAACGGTTATAAGCCGCAATAGTGTGATTGATCTCTTGCTGGATCTTATGTTCACTTCGCACGCCTAATGTTTCGCGGGCGCTTGCCATGGCTCGTGTACTTTGTGTAATTTGGGATTGCGCCTGACGGAATACTCGGCTTGCCTGATCGCGCGCCTTGAGTGTCATGGCTAAATTTAACTCTGCCATTTTTAAACCCTTTTTAAACTTCTTTAAAATCTACAAAAAAAGGGGCTTACGCCCCTTTATTTTTACGACGCATAAGGTTGTAATGCACCGTATCGCCATCTTCAGCCTGTGTTTTAATACCTTGGGATTTTTGCCAACTACCAATCCAAGCAGACACTTCTGTATGGCTCATTGCTCTTACCTCCGCAGCGCTAAAGCCGAATTTAGCTAATAAAATGACCGCACTTCGATAATTTTTCTCAGCTTCAAACACACTATGTTGTTGTTTTATTCGGCTTCGACTTTGCTCTGGCTTTCCCCAGCGTCGATGTGCTTTTTTCGCAAATCAGCAATAGCTTGCGTAATCAACACATAATCATCTGTAGCAAGGTTATCCAGTAAAAACTGTGGCGTAAGCTTATCTTGTGCAATGCCGATAATATCAAGCTGCTCAGATAAATAAGCCAAGTCCACGAGCATTTGCTCCGCTTTCGTGAGTTTTTCTTTCTCATCTAAACCAAGCTCGGCGACTTTCTCAAGGGCGGTACATTCGCCACCCAAGGTAAGTAATCGCACGTCAAAGTCAAAATAACGACTATCACCGTAAGGAATACCTAACAATAGACGCATTATTCTTTAACCTCTTTGAGAGCAGTCATCTGAATATCAATCACGGCTTCGTTATCGACGGTATATTTTTCACCAACTTGTGTAGTAAAGCAGCCAAGATAAGAGGTGCGTTTATCGTCTTGATTAAGTGGATACACTGTAATCTTCGCATCATTGATTTCCGCCCAATCAATCTCTGAACCATCAATCGGCAGAGCGGCTGTCAATGAGAGCTCCCAAGTCGCAATTCCTTTGGCAAAACCACGCGCACGACCTTCTGAGTTCATGGTTTTCACTAATTTTCGGCCTGTTTGTTTTGTGACGTTTAAATCGGTAATTTCAATTTCAACGCCATTTACTTCTAATACTGCCGAACCAGCATATTTTTCAGCCATTTAAGCCCCCTATAAAATTAAATCAATACGGTTAGCGACAACGTGTAAGCCATTTACCACATCCGCTGGAATTGCCGTATCTAAACGATTTGGATCTTGTCCATTGCGTACCACAAGCAATTTATTCTTGTTAGCATCAATATTTTCCAAGATTTCTAAATCTTCTAAGCGATACAACACATCAAGGATTTCCGAACGCACTTTTGGTGGTGTGCGATTGGATAACTTCGCACGTGGAAAACGCAAGGCAATGCGTTGTTCAATCGCTTTGCGCGTATAGTCAAGCGTGCGAATTGTAGTTAAATCTAACCACGCAGGGTCATCTACATTCGCTGGCGACTTGGTATAAGTCGTAATTGCACGCATAATTTGCACACGATTATTCACCACCGTAATAGGTGTTAAACCATGGAAAAGTGCCTGATTGACTTCGGTTTTTAATGGTGTTTGAGTGGCATCAACGGGAGTTAAACCTTTAATCTCAAGCGTATTTAACGGTTTAGCCGGGTCTTCTTCGCCTGCAATAATCGCACCATAACCTGCTGCAATTAATGCATTTGATTCCACCGCACCTTTATACCAACCCACAGTAATGCGGTTCGCATTGATTTTTTCGGTATACGTAGTGCCGCTTGCCAATGTGCCATTAAAACCTAATACACCCACACCAGGTTTTTTCTCAACCGGGCTTGCAACCAAGTCTAAATGTTCACGTAACGCTTTTGCATTTTTATCATCAGCGAATGGAGAAATAATGACGTGATAATGCTGACCTGCAACAGATGCTAGTGCAGCAGTTAAATCCGCATTTTCTGCACCATTACTAAATACAGCTGAGGTCACGCTAATACCATCAGCGCGGCTAACTGCATTAATTGAAATTTCATTGCCAATTTCACCTTTACATTTTGCTGTTAAGGTAATAGTGCCTTCACTTGCTGATGCAGTTGCAGGGCAATAATCGCCCGCATTAATAACTGCGACTAAACGGGTGGCAATATCGTTCGCTGCTTCGCCTTTTGCGACAGCAACGGCATAATCTACACCGCCAATAACAGCTTTCACGACACCGCTTAGCGTAGCTGTACCGGCTAACGTCACGGTGCCTGTTGCGGCTACACCTGAATCACTATCTTTTAACCCAATCACGGATAAACGGATTAACGGGTTATTTTGAATCGCTACACGGGTCATTAAATGAGCCCAAGAACCTGCACCGAATTGATTTTTAGCATCTAAATCAGAGTACACTTGAACGGGTGCAGTAAAAGGCGCAGTACCATTCACCATTGGTGCAACAATTAATACATTTTGCTCATTGGTTGGTAACGTGCTTACCGCATTGCGCGAATTATATTCGCTATAAACACCCGGCTGACGAATACTTGTCGGGATATTATCAAAATCAATGTTAGTTTCAGCCATTGTCTTTCTCCTGTTCTTTGCGTGAACGTGTTTCAGTAATCACAATCAAATCACCGTCATTAATACGACGCTGATAATAAATCGACGGCTCAATATCAACCGGCGTTTGTTCAATATAGGCATAAGGCTGTGTTTCAAATGGCACCTTAATACCTGGTCTTGCTTTAACTTTCATTTTTTACCTCAGTTTCCACCTTAAACGGCTCTTCCGCCTGCGTGGTTGGGTCATAAATCCGTCCTTGAACTTGTTCAAGTAACGGTAATGGTTCGGATAACTTGGCTCGATAAGCGCTAAACACATAGTCAGGATTAGTTTTATCCTGCGTAGCTTCTGGGAAATACCCATCATCAAGTGGCTGAAAATCATCATAAACGGCTTCGTATTCAATCGAGTAAGCGGTAATCGCTCCTCCCTTGAATAAGGCATTGTTGAAAATAGTGCGAACTCTTGTGGGTTTTAGTGGTTTAACTAATTGCCCCAAAGTTTGCGCATCCAACAAACGACGCACGGCAGTAATAAGCTGATTAACGCCAACCTCACGCTCATCAATGCCACCCTGTCTAGCCGCGACATTACTGCGTAAAGATCGTACGGCTAAAATAATGACAAAATTCGCGGTAGATTGATGTCGTCTTGCATTGGTACTCATACGCTCAATGCGAGCCCCACCAAAAGTGACAAGGCAAATCGGCAAGCGAGACACAGATAAACTGTCGTCATCTAGCTCACCACCGTAGCTTTTCACCGTATTAACAAGACGGCCCAATCCTTTTTGCAGACGCTCAACAAGTGCTTGTTCGATTTTCGTTATCACGGCTAAACACCCTGTTTTTCGGATTAGTAAACATCACACCATTATCGCCGTCATCTTCTGTGTTTGAGTTAGCAATACCAAGTGAAATTTGACCTTTAGCAATCGCCTCAAGCTCTTTTAAGCTTAATTTGTATCGCTCAATAATCTCATCGGTATTACCCACCTGTGACATAGATGCCAAACGATAGCGGGTTAAATCACAACAAATCCGCACAAGATTTTGCGGTATATCCAGTAATGGCAATTCATAACGCGCTGACAAATAGCCATCAATTTGGCTAGAACTATCCGATAACGCCACATTCAGCACTGTTGTATCAACACTACCGGTACGATCACGATCAGTTAACTCAATTGCATCGAGTTCACCAACACGTAAAATAAAATCCGACACTGTGGCATAATTCATCGTTATTCCTCACACACTGGAACAAGCTCTAACCAAGGATCTTCCGCAAGAATAATCACTTGTTCACCGGTTAAATCACCAGCCGGAATTTCGACCGCACTTTCCTTGTTAAAACGATAACCACATCGACCATAAGACGGCTGAGGATGAATTTCACGTAACGTCACCGCATAAGCGATAGGGTTAATCACCTCACCACCTTCTACAACACTTGATGTTGTTTCTTCTACTTCTTGAGTTTCGGAATTAACATCATCTTGAGTGGTTAATGCTTCTAATTCGGTGTTTTCTGGTTTATTTGCCATTTTGACTCCTAAAGGGCGATTGCTCGCCCTTGTAATAGGTTATTCTTCAATGATTTGTGGAGACACAATCACTTTCAAACGACCTTTTAAGATATTTGTCGTACCATTGATGATGTCGCCTTCGCAAATTTGACGAGCTTGGAACTCTAATGCTGGCGGTACTAAAATGACATTCGGACGAATGTTCAATAATTTGCCACCGTCACCTTTCAATGATTGCATTTTGGCAATCACCTTCATGATGTTTTCAGCATTGAGTTCTGTTTTCTCAACACGGTGGGCAAGCTGCCAAAAACCAAAACCGGCAGCACCACGTGCACGCACACCCCATTCGTAAATATCTTCGTTAAATACGGTGTCAGACTTGGATGGATCAAATTTCGTTTCGATTTCCGGTGCTGTGCGTTCTTGCCAAATTAATGGTTTAATCGCATTGGTGGTGTCGAAAATGTAGAACGTTGGTGCTTCTGTTTTCGTACCAGTGGTGATATTACTTTGCTCTTTGCTTGAGCCTGTGCCGTCCACGTTGTCAAAAACTGGATGGTCGGTATCAAAATAATTCTGACCGTCATAACAAAGCGTTGTTTTACCTGCTTTTAATAAACCAAACACTAAATCATCAGGTAATTCAGCCGCACTTTGTGCTGCCTGTTGCACCATAGGACGGAATAAACCCACTTGGTCATCTTCAATGTCAGTGCGCGGAATACCTACTGTACTTTCATAAAGTTTGTTTTCAATGCTTGTACCTTGTGCTTGCATTGCTTTACGTTGACGTTTATTTACCCATTCCACCATTTTCGGGAACTGACCTAAGAAACCATAGGTGTTCACTTTGGTGTTAGAGGATACTTTCATCGCGATAAGATCCCACTGCGGTTTAATTAAGCCTAAACCTGCAGCAAAGTCTTTTTTAAACTGGGTTTCAATCGCTTTTAAAACTTCGGATTTCTTAAACATTATTTTTGCTCCTTGTGTTCTTTGATGAATTCAGCTTCGGTCATACCTAATGCACGAGCTGCCGCTTGTTCTGCTGCACTTAATGCCACAACATTCTGATCAGGATCAGTTTTTGCTTGTGGCTCGCCACTTAATGCGGCCATCGCAGGCGCTTTTTCTAAGTAAGCACTTAACGCTTCTACAGATAAACTTTGCGCCCAATCTTTTAACGCAGGTGATAACTTACCTTGCGATAAGGCAGCCTGAATCAATGCCTCTTTTTTATCGGTCTCTACCGAGTTTTTAAGCGCATTAAAATCAGCCTGTAATGCGGCAACCTGTTCCACCGGCACGAATTTAGCCGGGTCAGGTTTGCCTGCCTGCGCAGTGAGTGCTGCGACAGATTGTTCTTTTTCCGCTAATTTGGCATACACATCTAACAGTGCGACTGGACTATCGCCTTTAGCGGCAGAAAGTGCGGTCACTTTTTCGGTAATTTCCGCTTCGCTGGCGTCTGCTTTTAATGCAAGCAACGCGCACAAGGCGGCTTGTAATTTTTTGTCCATTGCTGGCTTTTCCTTTTGTTGATTTAAAAGTTGCACACTGGCAGCAACCATTACTTCGTCCATGCCGTCTAAAGCAGGGTTGTTAGTCAGTGCAGCGTGAAAGATTTTGCGAACATAACCATTCGTGTCATAAGCAAACACGGCAGAGATATAACGATATTCGCCATTTTTGATGTATTCCGCAGCTTTGTCCGTCCAACGGACATCGGCAAAAATTCCTTGTGGGTTAAAATAGAGATATTCCATCCAACCTGCGCTAGGCGCCTCTTTGCCGTTTTGCTGGGAATGTAAGATTTGGTGTTCGTAGTCAATGGGTAGGGGATTTTTCTGACTGTTAGCTAATGCCACAACATCAGCCCCGTTCGTATCGGTTACATACCATGCCTCCACATCTGTCGGTCTGCCGTCAATAGCTCTAAACTTGCCATAAGGCAAAAGCTGGATGCGTCCATACTTCGCTTTGTCAATTTCAAAACTACAAGCGGCAACTGTTAATTTCATCTGAAACCATCCTTAAAAACTCAATCTAGGATGACAGAATACTTGATAAGAAAGGGGAAAAAGAGATGACCGACTTCAGCACGGTCACATCATTTCAATTTTTTGAAAGAGTAGATATTGGAGGAATAAAAGATTAGATTATAAGAAACAACGCAAACCCATTTTAAAACGCTTTAAAACCGTTTTAAAACGTTTTAAAAATTTAAAGATGAAAACTTATACCTTGAAATAATAAAACCGCTATACGTGCGATTTAGGGCGTTTTCTAATTTATCTGATTAAACGTTGAAAGTAATCTTGTATATCTTCCAAAATATCCGCTTCATCTTGGGGCGTTAAAGCAAGGAAAGGACGCGCCGGAATATCCACTTTGCGACCGCGCCCGGCTTTACCACCGAACTGGTGAATTGCCGCATAAGGTTCATTCGTTCCCACAATGGCTTCGTCGTTGGTATAAGCAGACGTAATGCTGCCCATTAAGTTTTCCGTATCCACCAAAGGCGTGCCTTGGCGATATTTCAACCCCAACCATTTTGGACGACCGCCCACCTCAAAGTTTTGCAGCACCGCCGATTCCATCGTACCTGCAATGCTACGCATTAAAGGCGCACGGTGTGTCGTAGCGTGCGCTAATCGCTCAAGCAGTGCGGCAACTTCTTGCGCATTATTGATTTCAATTTCGATCATAATGTTGCTTTTATCTATAAACAGGGGTATATTCAAACTACGCACCGTTTGTTGCAGTGAATCTCGGCAACTGCTAAACGAAGGGGTGAAATAGACCCGGGAAATATGTGTGGGGGTGTCCGAGTCCCACCTGATGGTGCGTGTTAATCTCGTCTAAATGATTGCAAGTAAATCTCTTTCGATTTATCTAATACTTTAATCACAGCCATATATTTTTTCCCATCAATCGTTTTATAAAATTCAAAGTGCTTATCTTTGCTTGATTTGATTTCATCTGGTGTAAAAAGAACATCGGGTAATTGGTCATAAGCCTCAATACCAAATTGACCGAAACGGTGCATAATTTGTTTCACCATTGAATCATCTGAAAGCCAAACGGTTTTTAGCTCTGTACCAATAACTTCCCTTGTATCATCATTCAATACACCAGCAGCGAATTTAAAATTTTTTGAATATTGATCTCGTAATCCCTGTAAAAAGCTCTCACGTGCTTGTCTTCCTTTTATAGCTTGATAACTCGGGATATAAGGCTCTAAAAAATCAGATAATCTAGCATAATCCAACTTAAATTCAGCCCCTTTCATCTCCACTTTCGCAAACTCATGCGCCAGCTTTTCCGGATACAGATCCAAATTCGGCTTATACGCAATACGCCCTACATTGTAATCAAAGCCTTTATCCGTCACGCGTACCGTGCCATCAGGTAATTTAAACCCTACCGTCTTTTCACGATTACCTTGCTTATCCGCAGGACGTTCTACTTCCACCAAAAATTCAGAACTATCGTCAGGCTTATCAATCCCACGGCGTTTCAAATCTCTATCGCCTAACGCAATCACCGTACAGCGACAATTAAACCCATTAGGCGGATAGAATGTCGCCCAAAACGGATCATCATAACGATACACCTTACCGCTCAATGCTAAATGGGCAGGTCGAGTACGTGCATCACCCACGGCAGAATATTGCCAATAAGGGCGATTATCCACGTTATCACGCAAGCGTTGATAACGCGCAGCCGAATAAGCTGACTGCATATTGACACGATAAATCGTATTTAACCGACGCGGCGTGCCAAAATATTCCCCCGTTTTTGGATCTGCCAGTAAATGCCCATCAATACCACGAATAGACGGTTCTTTCCCAAAAATCCAGCCTTTACGTTCAAATTCACTCACCAGTTCTTTTTTCCACGTGTGAAAGCCCTTGCCTTCGCGCATAGCCGTTTCTAAAGATTGGTAAATATCCTTGGTCATCTCAAGGCTGGAAAGGCGTGCAATGGTCGTCGCACGCGCCAAGGCGCTATCGTGCAGTTCCTTGGTGAACACCTTGCCCGCCAGCATTTTCTTTTGGCGCAAAAACTCAATGGCGTCTTTCGGTTCAATGCCAATGGCAAATTTAGGTGCGTTCGGCATTGCTGGCTCCTAATAAGTCCGCCAAAAACAGTGCACTGGTTAAATAGGCCTGATGGCTTTCACTGGTTAAATCAGGATAAAGTGCGATTAGTTTTTCCTGTGCATCGTCATAGCTTTCACTTGCCATAACCATGCCTACAATTTGTTTCATCATAGGATCAAGCTGTTGATTAAAATCTGCATTGACCATTGCATCATCAATCAAACCATCCAATTCATCTTGTTCGTCCTTTTTTCCATTTTTAGCCGACAACGCAGCAGCACGACAACCGCAAGTACAGCCTTCACCGTGATTAAACACGGCAGAAAGCGCGGTAGTTTTCTCGTCCGTTTTCTCGCCTTGTGGTGTGCTTAAAATCAGTTCTCCTTCTTGTGGCTCAGGAATACCTAATTTATCACGCACCCAACTCTCTGAAATTTGAACGCCAATGCCGGTAAGTTTAGGGATTGCATCCGCAAATACGGATAAATCTTCATATTCTTTCGTATCAAACTCAAAATAAGGGACACGATAAGGGGCAATATTCGGATCAATATTAATCTGCAAATACGGCAAAATGATTTGTTGAGTGATAGTTTGTGCAATCTGTTTTGCATCACTAATCATCAAATCACGACGCACTTCATTATGCACATTACCTAACGCATTGGTGGAGCTTTTACCATCAGCCCCAGACGTTAAAGTTTGCCCCAAAATCAAACGCGCAATAGATTTTTCGCACCAATCTACCATCTGTAAGAATGGATTGTTACCTGATGCAGCTCCAGCACTTGCTACATTGTGAAGTTCAATCTGCATGGATTCAGGCATAATGCCTGCGGCATTGTGACCAATATCTGCAAGTGCACGTAACAGTGTGCGCTTTTCACTTGTTGTCGCGCCTGCACCGTATTTACCAATACGAATAGGCATACCATAGAGTTCCAAAAACTCGGCAAAGTCACGCACCGAATAATGCTTATACATATAAAGCCATGCCAATGTGCGGTACAACCCATCTCGTGCAAGTTGTGTAGAACGTGATTTATGGCGATGTACCACCCAGCCGAATGGTCGTAAAGGTTCGCCCATTGGATTAGTTGGTGTACGTAATAACAAATTATCGTGCTTATCTAATTTAAACCAAGACTGAGGGCAAGGTTTAAAGCCTTTTGGTATCCATTTCCCATCCACTTGCGCCCATTGGATTTCTAACGCAGAAAAACCATGCCCGACCGCATCCATGAGATCCATAAATAAATCTTCAAGGTTAGGATACTGGTAAAATAGCTCGTCAATTTCTGCTTGTAATTTTTCTTCTGCAGGTGTTGCATTACGTGGTTCGACAATACGCCAATCAAGCGTAAGCACTGAACGCTTACGTGTCATTATGTTTGCCGCAATGCTACTGTCTTGCTCTTCAATATCCATAAAAAGCTGATGCTGAGCCTGAATATCACCATTTTCTGCATCATCTAAAATTTGTTTCAATTTTGATGGTGTGATTTTGGCTGAAGGATGATCGTCTAACACTCGTCCTGTAGCGGTAACTTCCGCATCATCAGTTTGCGTAGGCTCTGTCTCATTGCCTTTTAAAAGGTTTTTAAATTTGTCTAACAATCCCATAAATTCACCTTATTGTTTCCACACAGAATAAAGATCCGATTCATCTTCATCCCACTCGCTATCATCTAACTCACTAATACTTATCCATTCAATCGCCGCAGAACTACTTACTGCATTACGCCATAGCATTTCCAGTGCGTCTGGGCCATCATCATGGTCGGCTTTTGGGAAATGGCGTAACTGAGAAATCAGCGTAGCTTGTGAGCTATGTAATAAAATTAACCCATTCGCCATGTGTGGCTGTAAACTTTCAATACGAAGCATTTTGTCTGTATTGGGTTTAGTTGCAGTTGCCGGTACGGGAATTCCTCGTTGTGCCGAACGTTTCACTAACTCGTCTTTTAAGAATTCTTGGAATTGTACGGTTTCAACAAACCAACGCTGACACTGGTATTGTTTCTGCATACGAATCACATCTTCAATGATGAGATCAGGTAAGCGCTTTTTAACCTGTGCTTCAATTACATAAAGCTTACCCGTCTCACGATGATAGCCACCCACCAAGATGGCTGATGGGTCACGACTTGCACCCGCTTTACCTAAAGAGGGGTCTAGCGCACCGAAATAAACCAATTCACCTGGCAATTCAGTCCAATAAGTCAGTGCATTAGCAAACATCGCATCATCACTGCTTAAAGGATCGTTTTGATATTCAGAATCAAACGTCGCATGCCCATCACGAGCGCGGATTTTCATCAAGGTTAAAATCGGGCGAGCAGCCCAACTTACTACCGCACCTTTATCCATTGCTGATTTATTTTGGGAATAGAAAGCATCAGCCACCGCTTCACCTTCGTTTAAGTAGAAGTCCTCCCACTTATCCCATAAGCTCATATCATCAGGCTGACGAATTAAGGCTTTAAATTTTGCGGTTTTCCATGCTTTGCTTGATAAAGTGCGGTTTAACACACTATCGTAATGAAGAATAGTCCCGATATACACCACATCTAACTTATCACCAGCTGCACCTAAAGGAAGCACGGTTTTCTTCAACCAATCATGCAACTTATCACGCTGTTCTGGGCTACGTACTTGTTCGTCATTTTCAATATCATCCAATACAACCAAATCTGGTCGATATGCACCATGTCGTAAACCACGCAATTTCTTACCAGAACCAGCAACTTGTACTTTCTGATTAGCTTTCGTCACAATGGTTGCAGCTTGCCACACACGACCTTGTCCTGCGATTTCAGGAAAGTCTACGCGTAGCCGTTGGTTAAATTCCAACTCGACTTTAATTGCTTCAAGCATTGGATAGGCTTGGTCTATACTGTCCATCACAATTAATGCATAACGTTTCTTTTGTGCTACAAGACAATAAAGTGTGAATAATTGAGAAACGAGAGTTGATTTAGCCTCACCACGTGGCGCGGCAATGGCTAAATGCACTGATGATGGCTGTTGTAACACTTGTGGCAAATGCTCAAAAAGATAGTTATGCAACTGTGAACGCGAAGATGAACGCACATAATGCGGAAAGTAATTCGACACAAAAAAGTCATAACCCGAAACAGGATCTAACACCTTTTTGCGTCGCTCACTAATGGCAGAAAGGGAATCGTCCCATCCCTCAAACTTCGCCTCGACTTTTTGTCGCAAGCTGTCGGAATAGGCTTTTAATTCTGCTAATAACTCTTTATTCTTCACAATTATCCTCTACACCCATTATACTTCCCAGCCTTCGGATACCGATGAACCATTCCAACCTTCCATCATGCTTTAAATTCCTTACTTAATGTTTCACCAAATCCATTGAGCAAATCTAAGAAATCACCTGTTAGTTCTGGTTTATTTGTTTGGATATATTCCCCAAAGAGTTTCACCGTTTTAATCGCAGTAGCTAATTCAGATACTTCAGGTAATAACCGCTTACTGCTTGCAACCATTTTAGAGTAGCTGTCACCCAAGCCTTGAATCAGTTTTGCTTTCTCACTAACAGGCAAGTCTTCGGTCTTACGCAACTCATCCATGGTACTTTCAAAATAAAGCACAAAGGTGGTGAGCATGCCACGAGCCACATCTTCAACCTTTCCACTTGCCATTGTTGATGCATCACGCACTTTGTCCCAATTATCGCCACGAGCTTCGGCTTCACGTTTCCAGCGTCGTGCAGTGTTATAGGACACTTTGGCTTTTTCTGCGGCTAATTCCAGCGTTAAGCAATCAAACACATAATAACGGCGCACATCTGCCTTGGTTTTTTCATCATGTGCCATATTCACTAGCCTCCTAATTTGGCTTTGATTAGCTCAAATCCAACCGATACCAATAAACCGCCCAGACCGCCAACTAAAGCGGATCGCACACCCAATTTAGCCATACTGTTTTCTACCTTAGCTAAACGGACATCAATATCATCCACACGCCCATCTAAACGGTCGATTTTATGATTGACTGCACGGGTCAAATCTAAAATTTCATCTAGTTTTGCATTTGTTTGAGCGCTTTCGGTTAATTGCTCTAAGCGTTTCCGATCTCTTGCTGACATTATTTATCTGCCTTGTTATCTAATTTTTTCGTAATGGACTGCAATTGCTCAGAAATTGCCCCTAATTTATCTAAAATGCTTTGATTGGTGATACTAGCCACTTCTTTTGAGACATAATCGCGCTTGACTTCTTTAACTTCGTCATGCAGGCTTTTAAACTCACTGTCTAATTTCTTAAACCACACACCAATAAAGAACACCGCAACAGATACCAACCCATTAAAAATCATCATCCCATTAATGTGTACTTCCATTTTCACCTCGCTGACAAATAGTTCGATATGTATCGTTATGCACTTTAATTTGACGCAAGGTATCTGTCGTATCTTGACGGCTTGCGGAGATCAACGAGAAACCGGCACAGCTTGCATTAATCACGGAGATCCCCTGACTTGTGCAACCCATCAATAAGAGTGTCACGGTCAGCATTACGACTGTTTTCTTCATGTTGTTTTCTCGTTTCATAATGTTTCACCTGCGTATCGGAGACTGCTTTTTCACGCACCAACTGCTCGTTATCTTTTAATAATCGGTCAATTTCACGCCCTGCACGTTTGAGCTTAAATACCACATAACCACAAATAGCCAGCGCAGTACCTGAGCCGATTAAAATCATCTGTAACGTCATTAAATCCCCCTTGGTCTATCCGTTTGTTCCGGTTCGACATAAACTTCGCCTGTAATCTGTTCTTCTGGCTTGGTTTGTTTGGCTTGATATGCCATTACAGCGCCCTTGGTTGCAGCCGAACCACCGCAAAAACAAGCAAAATAAAAAAACAAGTCAGTGACCGTAGAACGGTCAAGATAAACGGCATAAATCAGCACACCGGCCATGACTAAGAAACCGAAAAACTGAATAAAACCTGTCGTACTCGCACGACCATCACTATTGGTAAATAATTCAAAAAACTTATTCATTGACATAATCTCCACATAATCACTTCAGCTGGAGTGGGTTTCCCACGAAAGGCATAGCTCCATGCGTTTTTACTATAAAAGTGCGGTCGATTTTGCGGGAGTTTTCTGGTTGTCAAAACTCGGTTTTGTAACCAATTAAAAACACGTTTAAACACGCCTAAAAATTTAAACTTCATTGTCAATTGCTCCATATTTAAGATTGCCCGCCACGCGACGAACCCAGCCTTTACCAAATGTCGTAAAAGTGCTGAGTTTGCAATAAAACTCAAGGCGTTCAGCGTTCAAACGCATAATCACATCAGAAATCGCCATTTTTTTAATAGCGGCAATCGTCATATTGCCAATCACACCGTCATCAACAACACCGACTGCACGTTGCAACATACGACTCGCATTACCTAATCCATGATTTACCGCAGCATCAAAAAACTGATAAGCCACCGCTTCTGGCATTTTGTCGCATTGATAACGTAGCCAAAATGCAGAGTAGTAGATTTTATAAGCTTGCTCACGCGTCATTGCTCGCATACTGCCTTGATAACCGTTTGCCTGAGCAGTACGTTTAGTGATCCCCCAATTGGTTTCACCTCCTGGGTCTCTTGGGTCATTAACGTAGCCGCCTTCATGACCAATTAAACGGTTGAAAATCTGTGAAAAATTTAAAGACATAAAAAATACCCTTAATCTATTAATGATTAAGGGTATTATCGAAAAAAGAGAGTAAGATGAAGAGTGGAGCAACTTCAGCACTAAAACAAGGCAAAATTACTGGATTCCTCAGGGTTACGTACTTGAGCTAAAATTTCCCAACCACTGCGATCCGATAATTGATATTTAGGACAAAGTTCAAGCATGGCCATGCGTCCTGATATGTTCAAATGTTGGGTTAAATAATCAAAATCAGCCTTAAAGCGATAATTACGCAATACTCGCAAAGCTGTTTCGCAACGAGGAATATAAACCCATTCCCCTCTAAAAACTTCGCGTAATTTCACCGCACTCTCCAAACCAATTAATGCTTTGAGCTTAGGAAAATAATGCGCCCCATCGGTAAATCGAAAGGTTGCCCCACCAAAATTTGTAATGATCTTTTCAACAGCAGGAAACCCAACTAAATCAACCATCTGTTGTACGGTTTCCGGCAGGAGTTCCGCTACATCTTCCAAATTCTCCACCATAATAACCTCCGCAATGTTATTTTTTGCTCATTCTCACACGGAAATTTTAAAAAGGCGGTATTTTGCAGAAAAAAGATAAAAAAAATCCCACCGAAGTGGGATAAGTTGATTACTATTGGCAATTTTCTTTTTTTAATAGCTCATTCACATGCTTATATTGATCTTCATTTTTTGCATTTAAGAAAAAGCTTTTTGCCACTCTAAGAGACATACAGGCTTCTTTCATATCCCCATATTTCTTAGCCATCTCAAATTCTTGTAATTTACTTTCTGCCATTTGGTTTTGTAAATGTTCCTGGGTCTTTGATAAGGTTTCATCATCAATAATTGGATTTGCATCTGTTATTTCTACAAAAAACTGCTTACCCTTAACCCATATATCATATAAAATCTCTAACTTATTATATGTTTCGGTTTGTAATAGGGCATAGCATGTTCTAACATCTTCTCCTTGTTTATTTTCTTCGACCTCTCTTACACGCAGTATTTTCTTAAGTGTAAAATCAATTCCAACCTCTTTAGTTCTATTATCTAGAATCTGATGTAGTGAATCTTCAACGTCTTCACATTTTGGAATATTAGAAGCAAATGCTTTTACATTAAAAAGAACAGAAACTCCTAATAAAACAGTTGTTAGTAGTAATTTTTTCATTATTTTTCTCCAATAAAAAAGGCTCCAAAGAGCCTTTAATTTACACCTGATAATTTCATCTTACAACGTCTTTTTATTCCGGTCATACACTGACAACATCTGCACGACTTTCTTTAACTGCCACGGACGTAACCAATGGATAAAATCCACTTTAAAAGATCGTTTTGCAATACCATCGGCATATTCTTTCGGTAAGTTATGTTTGATTAAAAGTGCAGTAATTTTAGCGAGATAAATTTTCTTATCTTCACTTGGTGACGGCCGATTTCCCCAAAAGCTTGAACTGGATTTAAAACCTTTCTGAACCATCACATTCAAGACTTGGTGTAATTCACTGTCACTCATCTCTGTGCAGCTGGTTTTGCCTGTTGCATTGGCAAGTAAACTGCGATATGTCTCATCATCAAGCCCCAATTGGTTTTTCCCAATATGGATTTTCGCAATTAATGATTTACGCTGCATAACCTTTCTCCTGTTCAGCTTTCCAGGCTTTCCAAATCGCAAATTCAGGCGTATTTTCTACAAATTGCAACTGCCCAACAGAAGCATAACGTTCAATAAACTGAATCGCCGCCATGCGATTGTTGTCTTCCTGTTTTACCGTACTTTGCATTTCGGCTTTGCCTTCATTACGAACCACCGCAAACAAGGGTTTCGCACCTTCATACACTTTCTTCAAATAGTTGTGATTCGATAACGCCTGAATATTGCGGGTTTCCCGACGGTTCTTCATCACCGCTTGCACCGTTTCATTCAACGCATGAGCCAATAATGGGCTGGGTTGATACATCTCTAATACTTCTTGCATTAACTTCAACGCACGCCCATTAGATAGCGCAGATTTTTCAGGGCGAAACAACCCAATATAACTCACCAACGCACGAGCATTATTGCCTTTTAAATTAGTAATAATCCCCAACATCTCACGCCCAGCATCATCTTCCAACAGCGCATCCAAATGAATATCACTGTGGCAAATCGGGCAACGACATAGTTTCACTTTAAAACTCCTTTAAACTAGGTTTAAAACACATTACTCAGCCCACTTAAACGTGGCTTAAATGGGCTGTAAATGGGTTTTAGTCGATTGGTGGTTGTGGAAATGGTTGCCAATGAGTAATTTCCCCACATTCGCCGTCTGCGCTATACCACTTATTACCAAATATTTGCGCACCGAAAATTTTGTTTTTTTCGCCAGAGGTATATTTGCCATAAACCAAAACAGGCGACGAACGAACTAAAAGATCAAAACCTGTAAATGTATCCGGCAACCGCTCCGAACACTTAATCCATCCATTATTTTCACTCATTTTCTGCCTCCATAATCGCTTTACGTTTTGCTTTAATAATCGGCGTAATAGCTCGTTTAATCGCCAATTGCAATTCAAGCTTAAAATTTTCATCTTTTAAATATTCATACTGTGTTGCAATCTCCATCAATTTAGGGGGGACTAAATCAAAGAAATCTCTATAAGTGTCCACCTCATTAAAAACATCCCCGTCCCAATCAAATCTAGTAATTCTTCCGTATTCAAGCACTTTTGTCTTACTGGATATCTCTAAGGCATCTCTTTGAGATTCAAACATTTCGACTTCAATCGCTACACGTACTTTGGGTTCGGTTTTATTGCTCATATTTTATCTCCCTAATCTCATTCTTAAACCTGGCAGCAAATTTTGTACGTTGCCAATATAAACCGCTGCGTGTTGATTTTGCCCTGTGCGTAACGCGCGGAGCGCGTGTGTGAGCTGTTTTGCCGCTTGTTCTAATTGCTCGTCTAAGCGCATTTTTTCTTGCTCAGTCATCTTGCATATCTCCATTCACCTTTCGGCATTTTGTCTGTAACGTCAGCCTCTGCCCATTTTAAAAACTTGGTTATGCTGATTTTTGGATAGCGGCGTCCTCTTCTCACTGATGGGCTGTCATATTGCAAACCATCAACAACCCCCTCTTTATTGTCATAAATAAGCCCAATCCACATTATTTGTCTGTCCCCTAATAATGGTGGAAAACCGTGTTCTTTAGGACTTTTCGCGGAGTAAACATGCCCAACCCGTAAGTCATCTTTTGTTAGCTCAGTCATACTTCCTCCACTTCAACCACATCATCAATTTCTGTAATGGTGTGTGGCAGTTTATTGACATCACACACATTTAAATCACACATATCTAACACTTGTTCATTGCTTTCGGCTTCAATAACCGCTTCAACTAAGCAATAAAATCGCGCCACATACTTAGCCATGCTTCACCTCCGGTTTTCGGCTTGGATTTTTGACATAATGCGCACACATCTTTTGGCGGTTTAATGCCCATTCTTCATTTTCGCTTTTTCGAGCAACAATAGCCGCTCTCTGCCAGGCAGCCTCAGCAGTTGCCCATGCACCAGCACGCTCCATTTCGACCGCCAACGTGCTAAAATCTTTATAGGTTCGTAGTTTTTCCATACATTGCTCCTTAGTTAATGATTAAAACCTATTACTAATGCCCCTCATCCCGCCCCCCTCTTTTGTAAAGAGGGGTTAGGGGAGATTTAAAGGGCATTTAAATAAGCTTTAAGCCCCCGCTACATCTAACGCAATCGGCACATACTGATCGGTTTCGCCCACACGCTCATAAAGTCGCACATAAGCCTTACTGCTTACCACTTGCACGCTTTCGCTAATTGCTTGCATTGCGTTTTGCCAGCGGCTATCTTGGATTTCTACGCGGCGTAAGCCCAAAATACGTGAGGTGTTCAAATTGCCTTCCTTATCCACATTAAAAGCACGTTCAATTAATGCTTTTAATTCAGGTCGTGAGCCTTCGCTCCACTCATTCAAACACTCATCAATCAATACTTTGGCAGCCTGAATACGTTCATCAAACTGCAAGCTTTCGTTAATCGCACGCTGAATTTTGTATTTGCCGTCATAGCTAAACAGCGTCACATTGCCTTTATTACCACCCACTTTCGCGCCATATTTCTCGGCAGAAAGCTCAATAAAGGCTTGTACATCACCAAAAATGCCTTCTTTAAAATGGCTAATTGCTTTGCTTAAATCACGACCACGTTCCACCCATTCATGCACGAGCGCATCACGCGCTTTGTCGATTTCTTTCACCAACTCAGCAGGCGTTAAATTGCCTTTGGCATCACGCCAATATTCTTTACCTTCAATCATTACTTTCATTTAGATTTCCTCTTTTCCTAACTTAATCACTACAAGCCGCTTACCTTTATCACGTTCACGTCGGGCGGCAGTTGCCGAACAGTAAATCGTTTTTTCGCTCACATTGAGTTTCTTTGCTAATTCTTCTGCCGTCCCGTCACCCAAATTCTCTTCGCCACGATAGACTGCATAAATTTGCCGACGCGTTGCCATCGCTCCTCCTAATTCAAATACTTACGCCAAATCACTCGAATACCTTCTACTGCAAACTGTGCTTCTTGGTATCTCCCCACATCGCGTCCAACTTGATAAACAAAAGCGCGTTGTTCACGCTCTAAGCGATCTGTCACCGCATTTGCCATCACACGAACGGTTGGTTTGATTTTTTCAAAATGCACATTCACCACAGTAAGCCCCATTTCATTTAAACGTTTCACTGCTTTTTCTACTTGTTCCAAATAAGCCAACATTAAAGCGTTGTTTTTATTTAGGCGTTTGGTTGTTTTTGCCTGTAACATAATCGTCTCCTTAACTAATTAACATTTTGCTGTATTGTTCAATCATCTCTGCGCTAATTTCGGTCTCGTTAATCTCTGCCGAACGTACAACGCCACGCATTAACTTACTTAATCGACGTGCGTTACCTTTACAGGCTTTCAATAAAGCCGCATTAAATTCGCTCGTATTAAGTGCACTTTCTGCTAACATCGCCAAATCACTTTCAGGTAATGCATTGCCAAGGTCGCAAGCAAAACCCACTCGACTATAAAGCTGTGCCAACTCGTTATTTTTGCCTTTTAAATTAACCAACAAGCGAGGCATGCCCGCTAAAATCACCCCGCAATTTGTTAAATCGTGAATACGTCGGATAAATTCCAAAGAGCGGGTAGAAAGTAACTCGGCTTCATCAATCATTAACAAACGTTCCGCACCGTTGAGTTTTTCCACAATACTTGCCAAAACATCATTATTAACACCGCGACTGGTGGCCCCTACAGTCTCAGCAATTTTGCGTAATAGCACTTTCGGTGTACAACTTGGATCAACCTCAATCAAAATGGCTGAACTATGTTCTTTCGCATATTGTTTAAGCATTTGTGTTTTACCTAAGCCTGCCGCACCGTAAATCACATTAATTTCGCCCTCAGCGTGGGCAAAGTGCATAATTTCCATACCGCGTTTTGCTGTTTGAGTGGGTACAAATGCATTGTTGTATTTTGCTTCAACCACTTTCGCCTTATGGCGCGCCAATAATTCATCCACTTTGTTATCTAACCATTTAGTATCAGTTGGATATTTACCGTTGATATATTGGCTAACAGTCGTAATAGATACATCAAATAAGCTCGCCACTTGTTTTTGGCTCATCTTGTGTGCATCCATAAACGCTTTTAATTCTTGTGCTTTCATCTTGTTCTCCTTATTCATTTACTAACTTTTTTCTTTGTTCCCACGCCTCTTTATCTGCTTTAGTTAAGAAAATTGGCGTTTTCTCATTTTTAGGTTTTGCCTGTGTTTTCAACAATTCAAACCCTGATTGCTGATGCTCAATCGTAATAATCGGGTTAAGTTCCGCATTAATCTCATCAAGCTGTTCTTGTTTCAATTTCGCGCGGCGTGCATGACGCTCTTGACGTGTTTTCTCAACAAACGGCATTGGGAAGGCATCACGTTTATTGCCATCTAATTCGGCATAACACACAAAAGTGCCGTCTTGCTTTCTTACAATCACTTGGCTTGGATCGTGAATATCAAACATCACTTGCACCTTTTGCCCATCAACATCGAGCAATTTCGCGCTAAAGTAATAATTATTGAAAAGTTGTAACCAACCACGTTGTGCCACACGTAATGTACTTGGGCGGAATAAATCCCTTGCTTCCACTGGCGTAACAAAGACCAAATCATCAGGGTTCATTTTTTCCATCAACTGACGGCGTTTTTGTGCAGGTGTCATACCAATTTCACTATGCACTTGCTCGTTGTTGTACCAATCAACCCCAGCTTGAACCGCATCTAAAAACTGATTCCAACTTGGCAATTTGCCCACTGCCCATTGTTGTTTTGGCGTTAGCTGTGTCGCACCTTTACGTTTTGCTTTATCCAGTGAAATCACTGCTGTGCTCACTTGTCGAATAGTGTCGCGGTCTGCCCCTGTGCCGTGATAGGTTTCAAACTGACGAGCGATACGATATAAAATCGTTTGATGCACCCGCTCAATAATCCCACGCCCTTGTGGGTTGCCCGGAATCCCTGTTTGGTGATTAATCCCCAAACGCGGCAACATCCCCGTAATATCACCATCAAGCATCCAGTTTTTCTCACCCCCACCGTTATCGGAGTAATAAATTGCTGGTATGCCGTAGCGTTCCACGCCATAACGCAAGGCATCTGCCACCGCCAAAACGTTTTCCGCCAAACTTGCCGACCAACCCACAATAAAGCGGCAAGAGGTATCCATAATTAATGTCACCTCAGGAATAAAAGGGCGACCGTGTTCAGGATGGGCGACTTTCAATTTCATCGCATGGCCATCACCCACCCACACATCATTTACCTGCAACACGCTCCAGTCGCGTTTCACATAAGTGTTAAGGGCGCGGAGTTCAGAACCCGTCTTACGACCAATTTCTTTAATGTGTTTTGGCAATTTCGCCAACGCTGCTCGAACTTGGTCAATACTCGGTTTCATCTCTAAACGTAACGGCTCGTCTGCAAAACGTGCATCCCATTCAGCCGAAAAATAGTGATAGGCTTCTGCCACATTGATGCCATTGGTTTGGCGATATATCGCCAAAAAGTCAGGCAACCACACAATTTCTTCAGCCTTTTTCGCTACCCGTTGCATTGGTGCGAGGGCTTTTAATCGTTCTTCAGGGGTATCCGCCTTTTCATAATCCAACACCCATTGATTCAAAGTGCGGTCAGATAAAGTGCGATTTTTTCCTTTCTTGTTATTGGCGATTTCAACCAATCTCATCAAATCAGAAGAAATGCCACCATGTTTGATTTGTTCACAAAAAAACTTAATCGCCTTGTAACGAGGTTGGGCTTGTTCAAGCTGTGCCACTTGGGCAACTAACGCCATTCTTGCCCCTGCCACTTCACGTTGTTTTTCCGTTAAAGTTTTTAATTCCACCTGACGGAGATCTGCGGGGAGGGATTTTGGTTTGGCTTTTACAATAGATACTGAAAATCTATGGCAAAGCTCATTTTGTATTTGCTCTGGTAATCCAGAAAAAGCGTATTCAAATGCTTTTGTTCCTTGTCTTTTTCGTTTGATATCAGGTTTATCTTTCACAATCTTGTCCAAAAATTTACGCCCACCTCGTTCCGTATTAGGAAAACTTTGGCAGCCTGTTAATTCTTGAACTGTAAACCACATATTCATAACCACTCCTTAGCGATTGATATAACGAGATGGCCAAATAGTTTTAGGGTCAACCCCAATGGCTCCCGCGATAATCTTTTCTCCTTTTGGATAACGGCGATCTAAAGCATTATTCAATGTTCTAGAATTAAGCCCTGATTGTCGTGATAATGCGGCCAAGGTTGTTCCTTTTTTCTTTAGGGCATAGATAATATCTACCCTTTCCCAATCATTAATCATTGCATTTGTTCCTTTTTCTGCTAAATTAAAAGGTTATTACAGTGAATAATACGTGCGTGTTATTCAATGTAATAATATTATTGATCACAAAAAGGAACAATGCAACATATTTTTGTTCCTTTTTATAAATTATTTTCAAAAGGTAAAAATCAATGGAAACCCTTTTAAATCCTAAAAAGGAACAAAAAGTTCAGAAAAATGAGCAAGTTCCTTTTCATGCACCTGGAAAAGGATCTTCTTTCAGTGAAAGATTAAAGGAATTGATCGGAAATAAGAGCGGAAGGGCATTTGCCAAAGATGCGGGCATTTCGTATAGCACGCTGCATAATTACTTAACAAATACGAGCCTACCAACACTAGATAATTTAATTACATTAGCGACCTACGCAAATGTAAGCGTGCAGTGGTTGGCGACAGGTGAAGAAACAGATAAGCAAGAGAAAACAATTGCTGATAACAGTAATGACGAAACTTTTGCAGATATTGAAGATTGTCGAGAGGTCCGTCTATCCGCTGGCGGTGGGGCATTTAATAATGGTTACGAAGAAATAACCACAACCAAGGTTGAACGTGCATGGCTACAATCACGCCGATTAAAAGCGAAGGATTGCGCCATGTTCTTGGTAAGTGGCGAGAGCATGTACCCAACCTTGAAGGATGGCGAAGAAATCATTGTTGACCGCTCTAAGCGCGAATTAACAGAAGGGAAAATATTTGTACTAAACCACAACGGATCAATGTTGGTAAAGAAAGTACAGTTTACCTACGGTGGAGTAGAGCTAATTAGTGACAACCCATCCTATCGCCCATTAAAACTAGATACAGAAGAAGCAAACAGCCTTGTTGTGATAGGGCAAGTAGTGCGTGGCTATAGGGACTTCTAATATGTCACCGACATCAATGTCGGTAACATCTGCAAAAACCGCCTCACAAGCGATTTCTTAATATTTTAAAACACAACGGCACGGATGCCAGTGTTCCTTTCAAAATACCGCCAAATAATGGCGAATTTTCGCAAATTCTACCCATAATCACACACAACAAACCGATAGATTTCACCTAAACGCACCAAAACAACTATAAATAACCAATAAAAAAGGCAGTTTCCACACAGAAACCGCCTTAAACCCATCTATTAAAAACTTTAAAACCTTTTTAAAATGATCTTTAAAATTTTAAAAAGGTTTAAAAACTACAAATCCACCGTTCATTTTTATGCAAAATAAAACCCAATTTTCGACCATTTTACAGATTTTCCCACCATTTTCATTTTTTGCATAAATCCGACCAGCAAATCACCCAACCCCACACCACACAAGCCTCAAGCCAAATTTTTCCCGCCAAATTTTTTATTTTCCTTTATGCAAATATTGTCACTACCCCACATCTAATTTGAGATGCAGATTATGTCCTACTCTTATCAATTTCGTTTGAAAATTATCAAACTCGTCACCGAACAGGA